TAAAACCATATCTCCAAGAAAAATAGCTACATGATTTAAAGTTGGGTGCATTATAGACATTAATAATACATCTCCCTTCTCTAACTTCTCATCACTTCTAAGTTCTCTGAATCCTGTTCTCCACGCATAACTTTCAAACAAAGGATCATCTAAAAACTCCTGTGGTGTCATATTTCTTTCATAATCTTTTAATTCAATATTCTTTTCCTGTTTATACCAATCTCTGACTAATGACCAACAATCAGTAACACCCCATACCCACGGACGACCCAATAAATCTGGAACATAGCCTTCTGGAATGCATTCTCCCCACTCTTCTGTTTTAGGATTAACAATATGCCACGGAAGTTTACTATGCTCACAACTAATACGATCAGCCTGACTAGGTACTGGTGGTGTGATTGGGTGACTATGAACTACAGCTATAATCTCACCTGTCTTATCTGCATTTACATAATCTTCTGGATTTAAAATAAAGTGCTGATGATCTGTAATAGCTAAATTTTCACAGGGAAAATATTTTTGCTTACCTCTGACATTAAGAAGTAAACCAACAGATTCTTTTGGGTCTTGGTCTTTCGCATGAACCAACGCATCATCTTGCCAAGTCATTGATTAAACGTACCAATAGAAGGAAACAAAGCACGAGTACACTGCCTTTTAGGTGCTCGTACTCCTGCCATATCTGTAGATGCAGCTAACTCAAACTCTACAACTTCTCTATTCTCTGCTGACTTACGATCCACAATAAATATCTGACGTTTAAACTCTGCTGTGGGATCTGGTGTTCCTAAAGGATTTACAGGATTATTATTTTCATCTCTATTAGGAAAGTTTACAGCATCTAAAAATCTAGCCATTGTTCTTATTCTCGTAAAAGTAGCACCAGTAAGATCGTTACCTGCTGTTACGTCATTAACGGCATCTAAAATCGCTGACATCAAACCTGTTGCATTACTTATAGTTACCTTTGGTCTTGGTAACTGACCACGTTGATATGCAAAGCCTGTGGCTTCTATAGGAAATCTAAGATATGAATTACCTGCAAAAACTATTTCACCATTAGCATTTAAGTTTGATCCTGCATGAAATCTATAAATAGTATTCGCACCATGTAATGCTGTGTCTAGCTGTAATACAAAAAGTTCAATAATTGCTGAAGGGTTTATCTTTTGAATTTCACTGAAAACAGGCCCAGTACTCATGGTTCAAACACCTCTCTGAACGTAGCCTGTATTGTAGCTCTGTTTAAATATGGTATTGATTTACTCCATGCTTCGCAGACAAACTGAGAAGAACTTGCTTCTCCAGGCGGTGTAAAAGTAAAGCTGGCACTATCATTTGCTCTCGCATCAAGGAAAGTTTCTATTGTATCTGCATCTGACTCTGATACTTCAAAAGTAAAATTAAATATTTTTGGATTTTGATGTTCTGCTAATCCAAATAAAATTCTGTGTTCAAACCCATCTGCGAAACGAACCGTGCGTGTTAAAGGTGCAGATCGTTTTTGTTGTCCGTATTTAGGTTGGATCGAGGGAAAAGTAGCCATTATGCAAGTAAACCTCCAGGTCTTTGTTGCTGTACTATTTCAGATTGTACTGCTGCGGAAATAAGACGGCCAAGTTCTCTACCACCTTGTTCATCACCTTCAACAGAAGAACCAGAAGCATCCACGTTTACAACTATATTTGTACCACCTCCACCGATACCAGCTAAATCATGGTTTGGAATTATATTGCCTGATTGGTTAGGAACAAATAATTCTGGGCCACGTTCTCCAACAAGTGTAGGTTGTCTCATCCCAATAGGACCACCATTCGCTGCTGTAGGTACTTTATTTTGTATATCATTTATTGGATTAGTAAACATATTACTAAATAAACTTAAAAATCCTTTTTGTATTTGTATTGCAGCCATTCTTGCAGCAGAATCTAAAAAATGATCTGCAATTCGATTAAGCATATTTCTAAATGCTTCTCCAACTGTCATTGTTCCTTTAATTATTCCTTTGAATGATTCCTCAAATCCATCTCTAATAGAAACACTAAGATCAAGAATTTGTCTTAAAGGATTTAACATTTTTTTCAATTCTTCATCAGGTGCTTTAAATTCTTGAAGAAACTGTAAATTTTCTACATTTTTACTAAGTTGGTCAACCAGTTTTTTAGCTGATTCTGTGCTTAAATCAAATTTAGGAGGTAAAGTTTTTAAAGCTTCTTTTAATAAATTTGTATCTTGAATTATAGGAACAAGAATTTTATCAATTTCATTTAATCTATTTTTCAAAGGTTTAGAAGTATCTTGTAATATTCTTTGTATTTCAGTATTTTCACTCGCTATAGCAGTTATTGTTTTTGTAAATTCCTGACTAAAAGTAGTTATATCTGCTAGAGGATTAACACCATCAAATCTTAAAAATCCTGATACCTGTCCTAACCTTTCTACTCGTTTCAAATCCTCTTCAAATCTATCAGTAAATACATCAGCTTGTTTTGCTGCTAAAAGAGAATTAACTATAAAATCATTTGCAGCCTCAGAACCTTCTTCGGCTAAAATTTTATATGCTTCAAATTCAGTTCCTAATGTTAATTGTTCACTTAATTGTTGGATTCTTGTAAGAGTATTTGAAAAATCATTTAAACCGATAGTTGCATCAAATAAATCTCTACTGCCAAAAAGTCTTGCTAAATCTAATCCTCCTACATCTGCAAATTTACTAAATTGAGCTACTAATTCAGTTGCTTCTTCTTTTGTAATATCTAAATCTTTACCTAATTGTTTTATTTCTCTTCGTGTAAATTGAGTTGATGCTCCTGCATTTTTAAGATCTTCATTTAAAGTCCGAACTGCTTTTCTAAAGTTTTTTATTTTTTCAATTTCAGCAGCAATAGCAGTAGCAAATATAGATGCAGCAAAACCGCCTCCAGGTGCTAATGCTCCTCCAATACCGCCAGCCAAACCACCAAGAACAGAACTTAAGCCACCAGCACCAAACAAAGCAGGGAAACCTCCTCCAATCAAAGCACTTCCGACTCCACCTTTGACTCTTCCTATAGCACCACCTTGCATAGCAAATGGACCTTGTAAAGCATTTTTCCCAAAACCTAATCTATTTCTCAAAGGTTGACGAGGACCAATTTGACCGCCTGTCATGCCAAAACCACTACCAGGTAAAAATCCTTGTGCTTGCCCAGTTAAAGCACCAAAGTTAGCTGCTGTAGCTTGTTGAGATAATATTTGTGATGACTTTTTAGTTGATACAGCTATTTTTTTTGTATCTTTTCCAATATTAGTTATTTTGTCAGCAGCTTCACTAAAAGCTAAAAATCCACCTTGCGAAGTATTTAGTAATTGAGCAGGACCAATCCTACCTCCAGTTTGACCAAAATCGCCAACGACAGATGGCCTTCCTGGATTTACATTTGTGAATCTAAGTGCTCTATTTTGACGTATATTTTCTTTTATCTGTTGTTTTCTTTGCTGTTTCAGTTGAAACATAGGATCTGATTCCATCCTCAATTTATTAAGTAACTTTTCTTTTTCTTTTAATTGATGGTTATGTTCTTTTTCTACATTTACTAAAGCTTTAGCTGCTCTTTTAAAACTAGAAGTGCCAACTGCTGCTCTATCTAATAATCTTCTAGCTCTTGTAAGTTGTTTATTAAAACTATTTATAGATACTGGTAAAACTTTATTTTGTTCTCTTGCTTTTTTATTAAATTCAGTTATTTCTTTTGTTGCTCCTCTTAGTTCTTTACGAAGAGTTATAAGCTTATTAGAATTTTTTAATGCAATAGCAATATCAACATTATATGCAGCCACTTTTATTAAAAATCTAAATTATTCTTATTCTACCTTTTAAATCCTTTTAAGGCACGACCTCGTTGTGCTTCTTCTTGTTGTTTTTTATATTCTTCATTTTCAAGCTCTGCAAAAGCAGCCCAACCTATCATTTCT